GATGTTGGAGACGCAGCCGAAGAGATTTTGAGTCTCCAGCTTACCAGCGGTCATACGTCATCCGGCTCCGGTGGATCATCAGTCACGCCGGTCCCACAAAATTTTGGTGACCCGGCGTTCGGTGGCACATGCGAGGCAAATAACACCACCCAAGCGTCTTCTGGCACCATCGTTGTGCATTATTCATGGGACTGGAATATCCGCGGCCCGTTCGACAAAATCTGGACTCCAGAGTGCCGGCCGATCCTATCGCCGAGCAGACGCTGCTGCGTCGAGTTGCCAGTCGCCCCGGCGGATGCAATAACCGTTTCGGGCACGATTACCTTTGAGGAAATCGGCGGATAGCAATGGCTCACGTTTTTAGACGGCCATTCAACTATACCTCTCGCGGCGGGATACGATTTCCGTTTTCCGCGCCACAGCCTGTTTTGGTTAGCCTCACGGACGCAGGCTCCGGAGCGGATATCATCGGTGGCATTAGTAATGTCCTTGCTCTTTCAGACTCAGGATTGGGTGCCGAGACTTTTTCAGGAGCTGCAAGTCTCCCGTTACAAGAAAGTGGTTCAGGTGCTGACTCGATTGCAAATATCCTGGCATCTTTAAATATTTCTGACTCCGGCTCTGGGGCGGATTTATTGAATCAGCTTTTAGCCTCTTTAGGTCTTCAAGATTCTGGAGCCGGGACAGAAGTAGCAAGTATTTCAGCATCTTTAAGTCTTTCAGACTTAGGATCAGGAGTCGATGAAATATCTCTTTTTATTTTAAAAGGGATTCTGGATGCCGGTTCTGGTACCGAAGCAATAAGTATTTCGGCTTTATTTGGCCTCTCGGATTCCGGTTCTGGTCTTGATGAAGCCCAAGTACAGGCTCTTATATCTCTAATAGACTCTGGCTCAGGAGTCGAAGCAATAAGTATTTCAGCTTTATTGAGCCTTTCAGACTCTGGCTCTGGTCTCGATGCTATAGATATTTTTATTTTACTCTTTAAAGAGATTACAGACTCCGGCGCTGGTGAAGATGCTGTTAGCAATATTCTGGCTTCATTAAATGTTTCTGACTCTGGAGTCGGAACGGATTTATTAAATCAGCTTTTAGCCTCTTTAAATATTTCGGACTCCGGAGCCGGCTCAGATTTAGTCTCTCAGCTTTTGGCATCTTTAAGTATCTTAGACTCTGGAGCCGGGGTCGATGTAGTAGATGTTCTTGTTGCTCTTTTAAAAACTATTTTGGATTCAGGCTCCGGTGACGATGTCGTTAGCGTTTTTCAAGATGTTTTAAATCTTTTAGACTCGGGTGCTGGAGTAGATACTGTCAGCAGTATTTTAGCTTCTTTAAATATCCCAGACTCAGGAGCAGGTGTCGATAGTGTTTCATCATACATCCTAATAACTCTTTCGGACTCTGGCTCAGGAACAGATTTAGTAAATCAGATCTCCGCCGCTTTAAATATTATAGACTCTGGTTCCGGTGTCGATACTCTTACACAGCTGTTGGTATCTTTAAGTATCTTAGACTCTGGCGTCGGTATTGAGTCTATAAGTGTTGTTCAAGAGGGCGAGCTTAAAACTATTTATGATTCTGGTTCAGGAGCAGAAACTCTTGGGGCCACAGTAACACTATCAATCTCAGACTCTGGCACCGGTGGGGATTTAATCCAACAGTTACAAAATATTTTTAGTATTCTCGATACAGGATCAGGCGAAGATTTAATTCAACAATTACTAAATACTATAAGCATTCTTGATTCTGGTTCCGGCTTTGATGAAGCAACTATCGAACAATTAGGTGAATATGTTTCTATTCTTGATGCCGGATCAGGGGACGACGTTTTAACAAGTATCACAGCAAATGTTACAGTACCAGATGCCGGAACAGCTTTAGAATTGATTTCACAAATCCAAAATGTTTTTGGTCTAACAGATTCTGGCCTCGGTGTTGATCTTGTTGTTGTTATGACTTTTTTGGCACAGGGCCGAGTTCGCGTCACATTCACTACCCGGCGACCGGGTGCAACCTTCACAACCCGAAAACCGGGTGTGACACTACACTAATGAAAGGAGTCTAAGATGCAAGTAGCAGACAGAATCAACTGGAAACCGAAGTACACGATCACCCGCTATGCCGATGAACTCGCCTTCTTGGAAGGACGCGCGACGCCCGTCATCGACGCAATGGGAAAAGAACTCCCGGCGGTCAGTGAGTTCGAAGGCAACCTGCTCCTGAATGAAGGTATTCAGGCAATGTGGGATCTGGTCTGTGGCATCGGCAGCCCGGCGGCCTACAGCAACGCCAATGCCCAGATCGGAGTCGGAGATTCCAGCGCAGCTGAGGCCGCAACTCAGACGGATCTCCAGGCCTCCACGAACAAACTTTTTAAAGCGATGGAATCCGGCTACCCGTCGCGCACCAACCAGACCATGACTTTCCGGTCAGTTTTTGGCTCCGCAGAAGCCAACTATGCCTGGGCCGAATTCAGTGTGCGGAATGGTGGCACAGCAGACAAGAACATGAACCGCAAGGTTTCGGCGCAGGGAACCAAAGCCAGCGGCCAGACCTGGACGGTCGATATCGCAATCACGCTCAGCTAAATGGTGCTTTATGCCTATTAGAGCTACAACATTTGCTGTTGAGCGGTCCACTTTCGTGGTCCGGGCATCTTTTTTTGATGAGGACGATGGAGAGATCATCCCAGATACCTTAAAATGGACTCTGCAAGATGACCAAGAAGTTGTCATAAATTCAAAAGAGGATGTTGTTATTTCAATCCCGGATCACGAAGTGGATATTGTTCTCTCTGGAGCTGACTTGATTCTACGAGATCAGCGAAATGTCTCAGAGGTACGTCGGCTTATTATTATGGCGACGTATACAAGTACGCTCGGAGCCGGTCTTCCTTTGAACGAGGGGGTTGAATTTTTGGTATACAATACAAACCCCAAGGGTGCCCGTTTTGCATAAGTTAGAATTACTCCTATATAATTCTCTTGTTGCTGGTCTTCAGCGGAAGGCTATCTCTAAAGCCTCGCGATGGGCATTGACATATAGAGAAATGGGGCAACCTTTCACTGGAAGATGGACATTTGATCATCATCCTTGGCTCTTAGACCTCCATGATTGCGAAGCTGAAACTGTTATTGGGCAAAAAGCTGCACAGATGGGATATACTGAAGCAGCCTTAAATAAAGTTTTCAAGGCTATAGATGTAGATATGATTAGCGTCCTATATGTTTTGCCAGCCTCAACGCCAGATGCTAATGATTTTTCCACGGCTCGGTTTGATCCAGCTCTTGAAATGAGTCCACATTTAAGGACTCTTTTTACAGATGTAAAAAATATTGGACATAAACGGGCCGGGAATGCCAATTTATATATCCGCGGTTCAAGAAGCCGGAGCCAGTTGAAAAGTATTCCTGTTGGGTTGGTCATTGTGGATGAAAAAGATGAAATGGTTCAAGAAAATGTCCCAATGATCTTTGAACGTATGTCTGGACAATTGAATAAACAGATTTTTCAAATCTCTACTCCGACGATTGACAACTATGGGATTAATGCAGATTTTAAAACCAGCACTCAACACCTTTATTATTTCAAATGTCCACACTGTAGTAGGTGGACTCATTTGATTTTCCCAGAATGTTTGATTATAACTGGAGAAGAAATCACTGATCAGAATCTCAAAAATTCTCATCTTATTTGTAAAGAGTGCAAACATATTCTCGAACATAAAGCAAAACAAGAATTTCTAAGTCTCTCAAATGCTAAGTGGATTCCAACATATGATGATCGAGACGTCTTCGGCTATCATATTAGTCAACTATATTCAATGACGGTGCGTCCAGATGAGATTGCAAAATCTTATATTAAAGCACAAAGCAATCCAGCTGACGAACAGGAGTTTTATAATTCTAAATTAGGGATTACACACATTGTCGAAGGGGCAAGAATAACTGATCAAAATATTATTGACTGTACTGCTCAGCATAAAAAGACTGTCACTTTTGCAAAAGATGGCCTTTTTACAATGGGTATTGATGTCGGAAAATGGCTTCATTTTGAAATTGACCAGTGGTTTTTCAAACCAGAAGATTTACAGTCTGATTTGAGTGTGTCGGCTATTTGTAAGCTTATCAATGAGGGGAAAGTCCTTGATTTTGAAAAGCTCGATGAATTGATGCGTCGTTTTAACATCAGTTTCTGTGTGATTGACGCCCACCCTGAAAAACGAAAAGCTCTTGAATTTGCTCAAAGACACAAAGGCCATGTCAAGCTCTGTTACTATGGCAATAGTCAAAATAACTCTAAACAGATTAATATTCATCCGGAAGAAGAATATACTATTACTGTAGACAGAACTTCTTGGTTAGATATGAGATTTTCAAGATTCAAAAATAAAAAAATCTTTCTTCCAATCGACTTAAGTACCGAATATAAAACTCATTTAAAGTCTCTTGTTCGTATTTATGAAAAAGATAAAGACGGGAATCCGATTGGACGCTATGTTAAAAGTGAGCACGATGATGACCACTTTGCACATAGTGGAAACTACGCAGAAATAGCTTTGCCGCTTGCCGCAAGTCTGGCTGCCAATTATAATATTGGGAGAATCTTTTAATGGCTACGAGAAAAATTAAAATTAATGAGATTTTTCATCCAGACTATCGAGCGAATGCTTTCGAATGGCGGAAATATCGTTTGACTTTCGAAGGCGGCAAAGCCTTTGTAGATGAATATTTGAAGAAGTTTTCGATCAGAGAAGACAGCAATGACTTTGCTACAAGAAAATTAATTACTTATTGTCCGGCTCACGCAAAAGCGGCAATTGTTGACATTAAAAATGCAATCTACCAACGACTCGTAGAGATTCAGCGAATCAATGGGCCAGAGTCATATAAAATTTCTATTAATGGAGGAAAAGGTGGTGTCAATAAAGCCGGGATGACAATGACCACCTTTATTGGTACTGAAGTTTTGCCAGAGTTAATTGCTTTATCAAAAGTCGGTATTTTTATTGACAAGGGTTTGTACTCTGGGCCAACAAAATTAGATTCCCAAGATATTTCTCCTTATTTGTACTGCTATCCGACTGAGGATATTCACTCTTGGACATATGAAGATAATATTCTTACAGCTATTTTGTTGAAGGATTATGTTGAGGTTGCCGATCCTGCTACAAACCTTATCATTGGGAAACAAGAAAAGTATCGGTATCTTCGTCTTTTAGAAAACGGCGTGAGCATGACCCTCTATAATGCCGATGGAAAGCAAGAAGGAGAGACCATCATTCGTCCTCTTTCAAGGATTCCTTTTGTAATTGCAAAAATTAGCCAAAGTCTTTTGACTGATGTTGCTGATTATCAAATTGCTCTCTTGAACTTAGAGAGTTCGGATATTGGCTATTCCTTGAAAAGTAATTTTCCTTTTTATGTGGAACAATTTAATCCACAGTCTGAATCTTTTATGAAAGTTTTTCAGGCTGACAATACGGAAACAGGCGAACCAGCCAGGGAAAATGTTACAGCAGATGGCATCGAAGACGCGAGAGTCGGTGTTACACATGGTCGAAAATACGCAAAGGGGCTTGAAAGGCCTTCTTTTATAAATCCATCTTCTGAGCCGCTTAGAGCCAGCATGGAAAAAGAAGACCAGCTTAAGGAGGATATCCGAAAGCTTGTTAATCTTTCTCTAAGAAATCTTGCTCGTCCGGCTGGTTCACAATCTGCTGACTTGACAGATGAACAAGGTCTTGAAGCAGGTCTATCATATATCGGAATGGAACTCGAAAGGGCAGAACGTGAGATTTCAGAAATCTGGGCACTTTATGAAAAAGACAAACCAGCTATTATCAAATATCCTAAAAAATATAGTCTAAAATCTGAGAAAGAGCGTGTTGAAGAAGCCAAAGAACTCATCAAGATCAAGGAAACAGTCCCATCCAAAACCGGTAAGAAAGAAATCGATAAGCAAGTTGTAACAATTGTCCTTGAAAACAAAGTTTCTTTTGAGACTCTTGAAAAAATTAAGGGAGAAATTGACACAGCGATTGTCACAGTGACAGATCATGAAACAGTTCGAGAAGACCATAAAGAAGGTCTTGTTTCAGACAAAGTTGCTTCGACTGCCCTTGGTTACCCAGACGGTGACGTTGAGCAAGCTAAAAAAGATCATGCTGAAAGAGCTTCAAGAATTGCTGAAGCCCAATCTCGCGTTGCAAACCGTGGAGTAAAAGATTTACAAAATCTCAATGACGATGATCTTGATAAGATAGACAAAAATCGTCGGGGAGCTTCTGATGACAATAATTAGTATCACGACTCTTTCTCAGCCGTTGAGCATTGTTCTCTCTGACCAGGACGCCTTGTATGGTATAAAGAGAGCCGACAATGATGTTGTTATTGCTTTGCCGGGGACAGCTGTTACGGCTATAGATGCCTTGAATTATCAATATTCTTTTGATGATCCGGCATACGATTTAGAGTATGATTATTGTTTCAAGATTGAGTATTCCCTTGGTGTCTATACATACGTCCTCTCCTCTATAGATGGCCCTGGATTAGTCGAAGAAGGAAAATCTCTTGTTAGTCGGCCAGATGCAGATGTTTATTTTAATGATAGGCTCTCTATTAAAGCTTGGGAAGAAGCCCTTGACAGGGAAAAAGAAAAAGCCTTAACGATGGGGACAAAGATTATTGATAGGCTACAGCTATGTTCTCTTACCACGATTCCTCAAGATTTGAAAGATGCTACTTGTGAGATTGCCTATTCATTGTTAGACGGTAGGAATCCTGATGACGATTTTGAAAATCTCAATCTCGTTACCAGTCAATACTCAAGTGTGCGGTCAACCTACGACCGTTCATTTCCGATGGAACATATTGAGGCAGGCGTCCCAAGTATTACAGCTTGGAGACTTATAAAGCCTTATCTTGATGTTTCAAAGGGAGTACAACTAAGTAGGGTGTCTTAGGAGGCATTATGAATTTTTATTTTAAAATTTGGGTGACGGTTTTTGATGGCGATGATGATGCTGCTATTGTTTCTGAGCTTGAGGGCCAACTCTCAAAGATTTCTGATCAGAACTCAGCAGACTATAAAAAGACGACAAAGCTTCTTACAGCCGCGCGGCTGGCCGTTGATGTGAAACAGGGGAAATATCTTCCTCAAGAGAAAGTCAATTCTCTTTTGGCCGATGACAAGAGGAAGCATCAAGAGGCCCATCGTTCAACCTTGGAAGAGTTACAGGCTATCCAGGCCAAGGCCAACCTCTCGAAAGAAGAGAGGGATGAACTGGAAAGAAGAATTTCGGAAACTCAATCTCTTCTCAGAACGAAGGAAGAAACGTCTGCTCAAGAGCGTGAGAAACTCGTCAAAAAGCACAATGCTGAACGGGAGTCTCTTTCTCTTGAGCGTGACTCTTGGAAGAAACGCTACACTGAATCAACGATCAAAAATACTATTTTGTCGGCTGCTGCCGGATCAACTCCAAAGGTAATTAATCCGGAGCAAATTCTGATTATTCTGCAGCCAAAGACTCGACTCGTCGAGGAACTCGGTGAAGACGGCAAACCAACCGGAGAATTTATTCCTAAAGTTTCTTTTGTAGACAAGGACAAGAACAAGAAGACTATCGTTCTTGATCTTTCTCCCGAGGATGCGGTCAAGAGAATGTCTGAAATGGAAGAACATTTTAACCTATTCAGTGCCGATGGGCAGCAAGGTTTTGGTCGCTTTCGCGCAGGAAAAGGAAAAGAGATTCCTGTACGGGAGATTGCGAAAGATCCTGCGGCTTATCGGGAGGCCAGAAAAAAAGGACAACTAACCTTTTAAGAAAGGATTTACTGAATCATGAAAAAGATCTGGGTTCCAGTTTTCGACAACTCCCTCGATGCTCTCTATCCTGAGGTCTGGGCGCAAGAAGCCTTGATGGTTCTTGAGGCTCAGACGGTCGGTTTGAACTTCGTCTATCGCGATTTCGATGACGCCGTCGCCAACTACGGGGATATCGTGAATGCCCATCGTCCGGGATCTTTCACGATGAAGCGCAAGTGGCACGCCGACTCCGTCGAGGATCAGGATGCCACGGCGACGAATGTTCCGGTCGCCCTGAATCAGCATCTCTACACAACCTTCATCATCAAGGACGGTGAGGAAGCCCTGTCCTTCAAACAGCTGCGGAACATGTATCTCATCCCGGCCGTCGAGAGCATTGCCCAGGGTGTGGACAGGATGATCCTGTCCCAGGCCTACAAGTTCCTGGGGAACTCCGTCGGGAAACTCGGCACCGCTCTCGGCAAGCAGGCAATCGTCGATGTTGAGACGAAGTTCAACACTCTGAAAGTCCCCATGAACGCCCGGTATGGCCTTCTGACCCCACAGCAGAAGGGTGATCTTTCGATGGTCGCGGATTTCACGAACGCCGAAAAGATCGGGGACAGCGGCACGGCCGTCCGGACAGGCTCTCTGGGCTTGCTGCTCGGAACCAACTGGATCATGGCCCAAAATGGCTGTTCGATCGCGGCCGGGAATACAACCTATGCCACCGCATTGACGGCCAATGCCGCGGCTGGAGCAACAACCCTCGCCGTGACGGCCTTTGTCGCAGAGCATGACGTCCACCGCGGGGCCTGGCTGACTGTCGCAGGGGATATGACCCCACAGAAAATCACGGCCATCGACGCCGCGGCAGAGACCCTGACCATTTCTCCGGGTCTGAAGTACGCGGCAGTAAGCACGGCCGTTGTGACCATCTATGTACCGGGAGCCATCAATCTCGGTGCAGGATATGCCACCGGGTGGCTGAAGCCCATCGTCATCGACGGCTACTCTGTTGCTCCGCAGGTCGGCCAGCTCCTTTCCATCGGGCCGCTTTCCGCAGGGACACATCGCGCCTGGAACCTGGATCAGTATGCTGCCCTCCAGGCAAGTACCACGGGTCTTCTGCTCGATGTTCCTTTGGCAGAGGATAAAGTGGACAATGGCATTGTCGCCGTCGGCCCCTCCGGAAACTTCGGTCTTTGCCTGCATCCGAACGCCATCGCCGTTGTTTCCCGGCCGCTGCCAACCCCGATTTCCCGCGGAGCCGAAGCCTTTGTCGCGAATTACAATGGCCTCTCGATCCGTGTCGTCGTGACCTATGACGGCGTCAAACAGGGGCATCGGGTGACGGTTGACATGCTCTGTGGCATCAAGGTGCTGGACACAAATCTCGGGATCTGTCTGCTGTCGTAGTAGGGGAATCTATGAGCAATTTAAGGCTGGTCAGAGGGATATTGTATCAGTTGAAGCGGGATTTTCCTTGTGAAATTCTTCTGCGCAATATCTCTCTGTCTGAATCGAACAAGAAGACTGGAGTGATTTCGAAATCCTTTGAAGTCATCAGTGTTCGGAGAGCCATTTTGCTCCCGGCCATTCTCAAGCCTTCTTTTATTTATGACCTGTCTTTTATTGCCGCCAGCAAAAACTTTACTTATGGTGGTTTGTTTGGAGCCAGCACCCGCGTGGTGATTGTTGACGGAAGAGACATTCCTTCACTCTTTAAGATCGAAGAAGGTCTTCAAGTCGTCTTTAAAAATCAAGCGTATGTTCTCAAATCGATCGAGAAGCTTGTAGAAAACTTGGGCTTCCTGTTGACAGTCACCGCGCTAACAACTTCGGAGCCATAAATGGATTCAAATTGGCCAAGATGGATTTATGCTTCTGTTACGGATCATTTTGCCTCCGCGACAAGCTACAAAACATTTGTTGAAGGAGAGCCAAGACTTACTTGGAGTGAAAAAGATTTTATTGAGATCCGGATGGACGGCCCATATTTTACTCAACTTGATGCAGCTGTTTGGGAGGCAATGATCGAAGTCAATATTTTAATCCAGTCAGCGATAGATTTTACAAATCTTCATAAAATTCATACTATGACTGGAATTGTTGCAGCGGCTTTTATCGATGGTCTCCAGATATATAAGTATGGGACGGGCCTTCAGGATGATCAATCTCTCTTAGGGTGTCTTGAATTATTACAGAACAAAAAGGATCGACAGCTTTTGGTAATCAGCCATTTTGGTCAACTCGCTCCAGACAAATTGCTTCAGCAGGCAACTGTTGAGGGACATTTTAAAATTCAACTTGGATAAGGAGACATGCATACATGGCAGCGATCGATCTGAAAAAGGCAACACTCAAGGTTCAAGATGGATCGACGACTCCAAACTCCTTGACGGTCAAGATCGGCGAAGGAAATCTCACTTTTTCCGAAAAGAGGAACATGGAATATGTGCTCGACCGTGGTCTCCTCGACAACGTCAAGGAAGGTGATCAGGTTCCACTTGAGGTCAATTTTGACTTCATTTGGGAATACATCATGGGATCGTCTTCGTCGGCGCCGGGTCTCGAAGAAGCCCTCAAGGGGACAGCCCCCGGATGGGTTTCGACGGACACGGATGCCTGCCGTCCGAAAGCTGTTGATCTCGTTCTGGAATATCTTCCGACTCCCGCAACATGCGGAGACAAGGAAACAATCACGTTTCCTGATTTTCGCTATGAGTCAATCGACCATGACCTCCGAAACGGGACAGTCAGTTGCGCCGGGAAGTGTAATGTTCTCTCCCCGGCAGCAGTACGAGCGGCACAAACTACTTAACTTCTTCTGGAGCGGGCTTCGGCCCGCTCCATACTCAGAAATGAGGGGCGTATGAAATTGCATGGTATAAAACTTCAGGGGCCAGCCACTAAAACTATTGTTCTTCCACGCCAAAATGGTAATCTTGTTTTTACTTTTCAGGCTGTCTTAAACACCGATGAGTTCAATAAGATTTATCCTCCACCGAAGCCTCCAGTCAAAAAACTTCCTGGTGGTGGGAAAGTTGCAGTTACAGAAGACAAAAAATACGGGGAAGAATTACAGAAATGGGGGGAACTTAAAGCCCACTGGGTTTTTCTACAGTCTATAAGTGCAACACCCGGACTTGAGTGGGAAACTGTTGATTCCGCAAATCCTGATACTTGGAAGAATTACGATGAAGAACTTCAAAAGGCAGGATTAACAGAATCTGAAAGGCTCCGGCTTCTCAAAGAATACATTGAAGTCCAGGGTCTTGATGATGACAAGATTTCTCAAGCAACAAACAGTTTTTTAGCTGGTCTTCAGGAGGAGAAAGAAAAGCCATTATCCCAAAATTCCGATCAGAGCGATACGCCATCTGGCGAGGTTGTGAACGCTTAGGAATTTTTCCTCCTGAAGTAAAGAAATCTTGGGATGAGTGTAATATTTGGATTCAGGCTTCAATAATTGCTTACAATCAGTTAAGGACAGTAGAAGAAATTGAGACCTACGCTGATATATGGGCAAGTAAGCATTAGCAATGTGAAGTCTTCTGTTCGGGACTATAAGTATAAGTATTATTTAGCAATGAAACGGTTAATGATGGATGCGGCTGGCGTCTTCGCCGAAAGTGCTATCCAGAGGGTACACGTTGACACGGGAATGTCGGCCGCATCTCTTGAACCTTTTGCTAAAGCTGCAAAAACATCTATTATAGGTCAGGTTGCTCCTCGTAGAGTTAGAAAAGGAATGACCTCAATTTCAGGATTTTATTATAAAAATAGATTCAAGTCAATTCCAGAAGGATTAAAAGCTGGAAAAACAGCATATAGATTTAACTTTGGAACAAAAGATCGCCCATATATGTCTTTTAGATTTTCTATTAAAGTTTGGCAATATATGTTTTGGGAGTCTCGGTGGCAGAGCCTTTTAAATGCCCAGATTGACGCAGAAGTTTTTATTGAAAATAATTATTCAAAATATCTACCAGCTGGATTGAACAAACTTTTTAAATTCACTGGCGGGGTAAATTACTGATGGTTGCTGAAACTGTTGAGCCAAAAGCCAATTTTTCTGCCGTTTTTAAAGAGCTTGATAAGCTCGTTAAAAAATGGGAGAATATTGCCAAAGCCCAGGAAAAAGCTGCGACGAGTGTCGAAAAAGTTTTAACGAAACTCGGCGATACCTCAAAAACTGTCTCTGATTTAGCAAAATCCGTTAACCAAGCTGTCAAAGGCTTTAACGATATCCTGCGTTCCCAACAGGCATTGGCCACTCAAGTAAATTCCACAACTTCAGCAATCCAGAAACAAAAAGTTGCCTTAGACAGTATTTCTAAATCCAATGCTAAATATGCCGGTGATCTTGTCCAAAGAGGCATGACACAAGCTTCAATGACGGGCATCGGAGCAACTTTTGGAGAACAAGCTAATTACAAAAATACTATTGGAAGACTCCGTGAACTTGTTGCTTCGCACGGCATTGCAAGAGAACAGATTCAAAAGATGTGGGAAGAGATAGGGCGCGGAGAAACACAAGCATACACAGGAGCCTTAAGAAAAGTACGAAACGCCCTTATTGAAACAAAAGTAGCAAGAGAAAAGCTTGGTGAAGCTGAGAGAAAATCCCAAGCAGTTTTAAAAGCCTCTGCAGATGCCCAAGAACAGGTTAGATTAAAAACTGAAGCAGCAACAAAAGCAATCCAGCGCCAAGCTGCTATCATGCAGGCCAGAAATGTGGCTTCTCGTAAAGCCGATTCTGCCACATCACTCCTTCTGCAGCAGGGTGTTACAACAGCTGATATAAAAACAAAACAATCCTCTCCTGAGGAAATCCTTAATTATAAAAATGCAATAACGAGAGTCCGAGAACTCCGCGCGCAGCATAATATCGCCTATAAGCAGATTGCGAGCATGTGGGCAGATCTCGGACGTGGAGCAATTAAATCTTATGTTGGTGGTTTGAGTGATGTTCAAACTGCCATGCTGAAAGTTAAAACAGCCCAAAATCAACTTGGGGCTTCTTGGACAAAAGCTGTAGATCAACAAGCAGCTGCTTTTGCAAGAACACATTTAGTCTCTGTAAATGCTTCTAAACAGACAAAACAATTAAAAGATCACGTTGAAGAACTAACAGTTTCTTGGAAAAGTTTTACAAGACTTGTTGCCGTTCAAGTTTTGCACCAAGCGATTTCGGCTTTAATGAGAACTATTAGAGACGGAATTGGGACTGTTATCGAGCTTGGTATCCGGATTGGCGAAATCCAAACTATTTCACAGAAACTCCCATTGACTGTAAATCAATGGGTTGCTGGTTTTCGGCAACTTTCAGATACATGGGGAGGCCCACTTCTTGACCAGGTTGCTGCTGGTTATGAAGCAATTTCGGATCAGATTGTCGAAGGTTCAGATACATTTAAATATTTGCAAGAAGTCAATCAGTTTGCTGTAACAGCTGTTTCCACAACAACAGAAGCTGTCCAGCTTCTTGATGCAACAATCAATGCTTTTAAATTAGACACTTCGCGTGCCAATGAGATCGCTGCGTCATTCTTTGCAACGATTGACTTAGGACGTGTTCGTGCATCTGAAATGGCCCAAACATTCGGGCAACTTGCTGTCCCTGCAAGTCAATTAGGGGTTTCCCTTAATGAGTTGCAGTCGATGATTACAGTAGCATCAAGACAAGGTATAAAATATAATACGACAGCCACGTATCTTAGAAACGTTTTCTTGAAACTTATTAAACCGACCGAGGAGATGCAGAAATACTTCAGAGAGATTGGTGTTGAGACTGGTCAAGCTGCTATTGAAACTTTTGGATTCATGAATCTTTTGACCATGCTCTCTGAAAAATTTAATGATAATACCGCTGAAATTGGTAAATTGATGGGCCGCCTTCGTGCTATGCAAGGTACAATGTCCATCACTGGAAAAAATCTTCAGGACGTCCAAAAAGACTATGTTGAGATTACTAAAGCTATTGAAACATATAATGAAAAAATGAAATTTATTATGGAGTCTACTGAAAAAAGACTCGCCATAATGATGGAAAGGATTAAAAACTTTTTTACTGTTGATATCGGAAAGGGTCTTGTTGATTCGATAGATCAGATTGGGATAAGTCTTACAGCTATTACGGCTGGAGTAAAAGCTTTCTCTGACACAGTGATGTTTGGTGCTGTTGTTGCTGTCTTGGCATTACTCAAATCTTTACTAACTTTAAATCCTATTCTTGCCGGGATTACATTAGGGCTTTCCGCTTTCTTTGTTCGACGTTATCAAATCAGAATGGATGCAGAGCGAGCAGATGAAATTGATAGATTAACAACCGCAAATCAGAAAAAATGGTTAGATCAAGAGTTGGCGGCTATTAATACTGCCTATGATGCAAGGAAAAAGAAAGAAGATGAAATCTATCAAAATCATGCATCAAAATTGGCTCTATTGAAAGGGTTAATTGCTTCGAGTATTGATAGTTATGAAGAACCATATAAAGAGTTCATAGAATCTACAGGACGTTTAGAAGAAAAAGTCATTGATAAAATTCGGGAACAACTCAATGAAACAAAAGAAGAATTAAATAGATTCTCGAATATTGCTGCAAAAAAGATGAAGGACTTCAATAAAGAAGCCCAACATCTTGACTATATTATGGAACGTCGTCTTACCGGACTCGATCGGACTGACCGAAAAGAACCGGATATTGAAGAAAAATTTAAATTTGTTGCTGGCCAAATTACTATTCTTGAAGACGAACTACGTCAAGCAACTATAAATATAAATGAAGACCGATTTGACACAATCAGTGCAAAATTAATTGAAACAGTAAAAAAGGCTATTGACTATTCAGATCAATATACAGAAGAAAAAGGCCCCGGAAGACAATTAATAGCACATGGAGAATCTTTTTATAGATATTGGGTTGGTGAGGCCAATAGGTATAAAAGGATTTTGGAGGGGAACGCAGCCGTCCAGGCAGCTGTACAAGCAGAAAGGCATCAGGCTCTTCAAGATGAAGCCTCAAGAGTAAAAGACTTAGCAAATATTATAACTAAAACTTCTTGGACAGATTTACAAAAAATCGAGGATGCTGAAAAA